GACGTAGTTGATGATCTGGTTTGAGAACGCTCTCGTAGAAGATATAGAATGCATCTTTACGTTTCTCGTGTTTCGTGGTGCTAGTCCAATCCATGTGATACAAGCGTTATAGGGGACAGTGTAGCATGATTACTCCTCATGGTCAACCAGGTCAAAGAAAAATACCTGGAACAACCTACCTTTTTCATAATTAGATGGATCTCCAAAATACCTTGAAGCACAATGATAGCGTGACGCATCGAAGATAACACATCGATTGTACCAGTTCGCAATCCGGTCGGTCTCTTCCCACATAGAGGGGTCGTAATGATCTTCCCTGTCTATCGTATCAGTATCTGATCCTAATTCAGTAACACCAGTTTCGCGGTGTCGGTAAAACGAAGTTCCTGTATCGACAGGAGCATCAGGAGTCAAGTATACTATGGCAGCATAACTATTGGGACTATCTGTATGTGCTCTCCAAATACTATCTTCAAAAGTACAAGCAAATGTGCCGTTAGAAATTCCATCGTGAGAAAATACAATATCAGTATCTCTCACAATCATAGTATTTTCCTTATAATCATATTGAAGATAACTTTGCATATCTCCAGTAACAATTTCAGTCGATGGAATAAACAACCAACGTTTTGGATCAATTTTACGTCCTACAACACGACTAATCATGTCATAATTCCAAACCATATTGCCAACTGCTGCCTTACATCTCCATCCAGGATATGGTTCCCACTTATTGCCATGTTGGCGCATGGTGTCTAAATCAACTTTCGACTTTCCTTCAGTACCACCATTCTCTAAACACTTAATGGCATGTTTGCGGATTTGATCAGGATTATCGTACCAATCATCAACCACAAAGGTAGAAATGTATGCTGACATAATTAAAATTTTATTAGTTAGTTAGGTTAGTTATTCGATTTGATCGACTGATTCGATATCACAAACAGGAACTTCATGTTCGCCGCCAATAATGTACCAATGCATCATCTGTCCATGATACTCTGGATGAGCAGCATGATCTATAGTATACTCTCGTTCACCACAATACAACAGTTCACTTTCATGAATATTGTTCTCCCTCAACATCGCTTGAAGTTGCATATGCTGCAATTCTATTTTATCAGGAACTTTCATGTGGTTCGATGGACGCTCCGCTACCATAGCACAGTGTCAACCCACTGTCAAGTCTTCAAATTCGTTCAAACGACGTTGATGGACATAAAAATCTTTGATGTTTCCATCCACACCAATAACATACTCCAATTCATATGTGGATTGACCGACACAGATTGATCTGATATAGTCTTTCTGCTCACTGGTGATAAGTTCTAGTCCACCCTCGCGAGAGAGCATGTCAAGAGAAGCATCAACCATATTTGTATTCTTAACAGTTTTATTCAAAAACAATTCATTATCATTATCAAATATCTCTGGATAACGAAATACTAATTGATATTTGATATCTGTACTATCTGGTAATATAGAAACTACACCCTTAACCATATCATATCGAGTCTTAGTCAAGATATTGAGTTTATTCAAAATCTCACTATTACCTACATTAAGTTCATATGTTTTATCATATACAGAAAGTTGTGTAGCAACTCCATTAGGATCATATGAAATTCCCACAATCGATGCTTCATAATGATCTAGATCATTAGTAACACTGTCGATTTCTGTTCTACATTCTCTAATGGTTTCATTATCAGTTTCTTTAATAAAAGTATCCCAGATGCTAGGATGACTAATAGTATTGAAACGAATACCATTCTTACAATAAAACGATATGATCTCACTATCTTTATGCTCTACATACAGATATTTGTCAAAGTAATAGTTTGGATCAGTTGTATGTTTTTGATTGTAATTGAATAGTTTGTTGAGTTTATCAATTACAGCAGAACTTAGTGCTGGCAAATACTTAGAATCAACCAGTGATGTAAATCTTCTAGGCATCATCTCAATTGTTGAGACATGTTCCTGTGTATTCACATTATATTTTTCTACAATATCGAAATCTTCGGAAAACATTATTCGTTAGTTGCTATGATTTGACCGCTAGTATTAGCAAGAGAATAAAAAATATAATTCTCTGGCGTAGATGTTGATGCTTGACTTTCTGGTAGATTTGACTCCAGAAAGTTTAACATATCAGTAATATCATCAACTTCAGCAAAAACATGTTCTGATTGAGTCAGACAAGTCCACATATCAAGTGGAAGAATATCTTTATAAAGTTGCATTGATGCATTGATAGCATCAACATCAGAACTATTATTCCATCCTGTTGATCTGAGATACAAGACAGCTTTACCTTTCAAGGTAGCATATCGCTCAATAAAATTATCAAGATAAAATGCGTCGTAGGATGTGTTCATTTTAGTATTAGTTTCCAAGCAATAGTTACTCTCAATCCAGAAAATAATCTAGATGTTCCCTCTGCCATGTGGGGTGTGTTACCGGGGAAAAGAACAGCAGAGTTTGGTATAGGATTTTGATAAAATAATTCTTCTTTGTCAAGAAGAAATATAGTCTTCCCGCCCCACTCTGGTCTCCAGTTAGAATTTGCATAATATAATAGGGTTCTCCCGTTTGGTTCATACCAATCAACATGGAATTCTCCTTGAGTACCAAATGTATGCCCATTAGCATACACATCATACAAATCATAATCTTGTTGGGTTTTTTCCCTAATGATATTTAGAAGATAATCAGAAAAGTATGTGTCATCTAAAAGATCCATACGCCAAAATGGTATGCCAAGAGAATTGTTATTCTCATCTACATGTGATCCATGCCCATGTCTCCATCGTGGTTCATTTATTTTAGATGTAATTCTTTCTACTACATTAAAAGAAAAAAACCTGTCATATTGTATAATATCATTCATACTTCAATCCAACATACGAATACATCTCTCCTACCACATTTTACCTCATTTACTCTATGAAGTAAATTGCCTGGATATATTACTGCTTTGCCTTTAGATAATTTAATACTACGTTCATTCTCTATCACTAACTCACCGCCATCATAATCATCATTAAGAAAACAAGTCATACTATAATCTGATCTCACACCACCACAAGGATTAGCATCATAATGATTATCATACATGCCCCCAACATCATACTTGACAAAATATATCTGTGATATTATTGACGCAGTGAATGGCAATTTGTTTGCTATTATATCACGACAATACATATTCAAATCTAAATTACCAGGTCCATCAAACACAGTCTGACAGACCTTATTAGCATCTAGATTACTTTTCGTACCATCTTCAAATGTTAAGTATTTGAAGTATTGTGTGATATGTGATATCTGCTCATCATTTAGTAAATCAATCTCACATATCATAGTTCATTTTCATCAACAAAGAATCTATCCCAATCTACTTCAACATCCTCATTAATCTTCAATTCTTTCATCATATCCAAGATTTTCTGTGTAACTTTCTTAGTAGGAGCAATTCCTCTTTGTGCCAGGTTGAACATGTTGACCTCTCTATTCTTAAAGAAATCGGTTGATGCTTGAGAGTCATGCTTAACCCATTGATTGGTATCATCAGCATCCATAAACGCAGGAGCATCTGTTACACCATCATCCAACTTTCCATCTACATACAGTTTCCTATATTTTGCTGGGTCGATTGGAAATTTAAGATTGTATGTATACTTAAAATATTCCAATCCAGAGTTATTAAATTCTGCATTTGTTGGAGCAGGTGTAGAGTTGTCTCTAATCCACTTTCTCCACTTAATCCATTCTGCTTTTTCGCCTTCGTAAGTATCTTCAATATCAGGAAGAATTCTCCAATCAGACAGAGTTAGCATCTCACGCTTCTGCCTTTTTAGTTTATACATACGCTGCTCATAGAAAGCAACTTCTTTATCAACACCAGCAACTAAGGTATCAACTTTAAGGTTTTTAACCTCAACTACAACCGCAAAGAATGTTTTAACTAATTCATATAATTCCTTTGCCTGTTCATTTGTAGCACCGGTAAAGGAATATGTTTTCAAGTAATTGCTTTCAGTAGCAAAATCATACTTTACTCTTTTCCTTTGGCAGAAATATGTTCCATCATTAAAGTATTGAAAGAACTCAAGTAAATCTTTGTCGGTATGCCAAAATTCGTCAACTGATGTGCTTAAGAATTTTTCTTTAATTTCAGCATCCATCTTATATCGCTTACCATTATATTCGGTAGGCAGCAAAGTAAATCCTGAGTCAGGACTTCCACCTTCTAGTATGGTATCGTTTGCGAAATCAACTTGAATAAGAGCTATTTTTTGTTCCATGGGTCGTTAATTACGTTTAATGTACCATCCTGTCAAAATATATTTATCTTCAGTCAAAACAGTATTGCCTTTATGTGTATGTGTATATCCTGCTGGCCAGATAACTACCGTGCCTGCCGTTGGTTTAATTCTTCTTCTTTGATACAAAAATTCTGTCTCTGCTTCACCATCTGGCATATCATTTAGATATATCATCCACACTATTTCTCGCATAGAGTGTGCTTCATCAGAATCTTCATAATGCCAAAGATGATACCCACCACCAGGAGGTGTTTTTTGTATTTTGATGTCAGAAGAAATTAAACTAGTTTTAGTTAATGATTGATATTGTGAGATGTAGTGTAATACACATGATCTTAGTATTGAATTGATCTTAAGTACCAAATCTCTGTTGGCATAATTTAATATAAATGCCATATCTTTTCTGTTCATCTCACCGCCATATAAATCTTGCGATTTAATAACACGATCAGCACTATCTACTTGAGATAAATCTAAACTTGGATTAATAACACATGCTTGTTCAATGGTATTGTCAATGAACTCACGTAGTTCATCACACACTGGACGGGGCATAAAGTTTGGCCAAACACCAATAAAATCATCAAATTCAACTTTGGTTATATTAGGGTCAAGCATTAATTCATGCGGTCTATAATCAGGTAATTTCATTCTAATATGCTTTGATGATATATTTAGTCTTATGGAATGGATTGATAATTGGTACTTGAATCTGTGGTGACATTGCAACACTAGGAACCGGTTTAGCAAAACTACTATTCCAGTTGAACGTAGCATCTGTCATATCCATAAAAATATCTGCTTGGGTAAATACCAGGTTAAGTTGAGTCACGCCATTTCCTAGTCCACTTGTAATGGTGCCAGCACCACCACTATTACCGGAACTAAAATCAAGTTGAGCATTCTGAACAATATCTTCTGTGAGGAAGTGAGCATGTGCATTTGTAAATCCACTAGTGGGAATATATTGCTCAATTGTAAATCTAGATGTTTCAGTATCAACAACAGCAGCTGCTGCGTTTTGGGTAGCGCCACCAGTAGATTGTAACGATGCCCCTGCTAAACCACTAACAGGAGATATCCACCAGGTCATAAAATCAACTGTTGCTTGATCATCATCATTCTCTGGTCCAAAATCAGATTGACCAGTGGCTCCACTTGGAACACTCACATTAACTTCCCAATTAGTTGGCAAATTAGCAGCTGCCCAATCTTTCAAATTAAAACCATTGCCATAATACAATTTCATCTCATTTTCAAAAATTCCAAGACCACCAATAAAATCTGCCCATTTACCAGCAATATCATCAGAACTACCAACTTGATTTCTATAAGTACTTCTTCCAGTGCTACCACCAAACATAGCCCTACCAGCAGGAGGACCCCATTTAATTAATGGATCTCCACCATCACCATCAGGAAGAGCGGCAACATATGCATGATCATGTAAAGGAACATTCACCACAACATCTTCCAATGGACCAATTATACCACTAACTTGACCAGCAACAGAAAATGTAATATCATCTGTAACTGTTTCAAGACCAGATAATCTCACTGTGCCTAAAGTAAAAAATTCACTATTTACTCCAGTAGTTCCGGTTCCCTGGATTTGTTCTAGTGGTGGAGAACCCAAAACATCTATTTTATCGAAATACCAATATCCACCTTCAGCACCAACGCTAAGAATAGATCCACCACTATCAATTGGTAGTGAAGTAGAATTACCTCTACTAGCATCAACTTGACCAGTTCCACACAGTCTTCTATTTCTATAGTCAGGAATATTAAAACTGGATCCAGACCCACCATACGTATATTGAATTACATCAAATAACATAAAATATTGAGTAGTGTCTAAACTCTGACCTTCGCATTTAATAAATCCTGGATATCTAGAGCTCAAATCTCCGTCCAAATCACCGTATCCAACTACTGTATTTTCTTTAAGGATAGGTATCACAGTGCCAATAGGATAACCATCAAATTTTGCTATTTTCTTACTATACCAAACACCTAAATTATCTGGTGGTAGAGGTGCTGAGGCATAAGTTGTCGCTGTCCAAGTAAAAGGATTGTTCAAAGATCCTGTGCCCACTGTAACTACCGTAGACGCCCCCGTATTAAGATTTACTGATGTTAATAGTGTCAATGAGAATGACGTATTCACATTAGGATCAAAAGTTCTAGGACCAACAACAGGAGTATCAGAATCAATAGAGATTAAACATCCGTTTGTAGCACTAATAGTAATCGGTATATTGATGTCACTTATTGTAACTTGAGAACTACTCACATATGTGCTTGGAACTTGATTAGTTATATCAAGTGGAGGAGTAAATATTGCATCACCATCTGGTCCACTACCAGTTATAACAGTCCATGTAGATATAGTACGTTCTCCTACTTTAATCTGTAAAGTTTTAGGAGTATTAAATGCAGTACTAGATTGTAAATAAATTGTTAACTTATCACCATTTTGCACAGATGTTGGAAATACGCCAATGGATCCTGCATTAACTTTCACACGAACTAAACTAGAATTCGTAGAAACTACCTCAACAGGAACAGATAAACCAGCTGTCAATCCAGTAATACCAGCAGGTGGTTGCGTATCCGATCCAACTAACACATTGGTTAACTGACCAGTTTTATCTTGGAATGAAAAATTACCAGGTGTATCATCATCAGCAACACCAGTAGTAACTGTCCAGGTTGATCCGTTTGCAGTATCAGCAATAGACAAATCTGTAAATACAGGTGTTAGGTTAGCATTAGAACTTGGAATTCTTAATTGTAGGTAATCTCCATTAGATACAGTTCCACTAGTGGACCAAGCAGCACCAAGTAATACATCAAACCCATTAACATTAGTGCTAGTATTACCAGATACAGATAAAGCATATTCACCTGTGCCACTAACACTAATAGGACCGTCTTCACTCATTCCTTGTACTGTTAGAACTTCACTATAGATCATAGTATCTGGTTCTACCGGATTTAAATCAGTAAAATTTGGAAATGGTGTGGCAAAATTACCTGGGACAGCTTCATTTTGCACATCCCATGATTCAGTTGCTGTTCCAATCTCCAGAACAACTTTCATAATTTGAGTGTAAAAAGTAGAAGTTCTTCCTCTTACCTGTATCCTTGCGCCGTTCTCAACTGTTACAGCAGTAGTATTATCAATCCAACCAGTATCCCAACTTCCATTACCATCGTAATCAATACGCATCGCAACATAATCAGTAACAGGAGCTCCTCCAGGTATAGGAACATTAGATGAAATACCTACAGCTGCCTGTGTAGTTGGTGTTAATCCACTAACAACAACAATTGATTCTCCTGGTCTACTACCATCAGCAAATGTATACAAAGTATCAACTTCAGCACCCTCAAATCCCTCCATGGGATATGGATCTGGAGTGAAATCCTCCTTGATCGTAATAATCAACCAATATTGAAGTAAGTCACCAATTTGAAGAGTGACTGTTTGGGTTGTATCCCAAGAAGAAGGTGCCTTAAATTTAAACTGAACGTAATCGCCTTCGGACACGTAAAGTGGTTCATCATTTGGTGCAAATGAAAATGTCATTCCTCTTACATTGTATCCCAGTATTAGTATTTATCTATGATGTTATAGTTGACGAACATCTTTATAATCATTCTCTTGATTTGTGTCAACTTTAATAGGATAATTTGCTTTAATTTCAATATCAACATCAATATCATCAATCAAAATCAACTCAGACAAAATATCTCCTTCTGGACTGAAAACTGGTTCTTGAGCCTTAAGTAATTCGTCCGAATCTGGAATATTTAAATTGTCTGGTGTCTGATCAATATTTACTGTGGTAAGTTTGACATCATTAGCAGTGCCGCCTTCACCAACAACATCAATAGAAAAACTAATTTGAGAAGGACCAAAATTACTCCAAGGAACAGTTATGGGAACAGTTCCATTTGCCTTAGTTTGTGAATCAGGATCTCCCAATTCAGCACCAGTAGCAGGTGTTCTATTAATAGAAGTTCCTGTTGTTGTTGTACCATTCAAATAAGTATATGTTGGAGTAATACTTATACTAGTGTTAGCATATTGAGTATTGTATTGAATGTTAAAATTATTTCCATAATCTACTTCGTTTGGAACTGTCAAAGATGCGGTTGGAATTTGTTTTACATTAATGGTGATACATGTTACAGGCGATTGTCCAGCAACTCCATCTAAAAAAGCACAATATGTTGTAGTATCTGTCGGACAAACTTGTGATGAACTAGTCAAATTTCCATTAGTTATAGTTCCAGTAGTCCACGTAATAGTGGAAGCATCTCCAGTATAACCCCAACTGATATTGGCACATGTTCCAACAATAATAGTAGTTTTATTAGCACTTATCTGAAGTGTTGGTGGAATTAAAACATTAACTGTAACTTGTCGTGTTGTACTTCCTGCAGGACCAGTTGCTGTTAGAAGATATGTAGTATTTGATTGTGGAAATACAACAGCACTACTGACAAAATTACTGAACGTAGTAGCGTTTGATAAAACTCCTGGAGCAATATTAAGAGTATTAAGATCACCAAACGCAACCCAGTCTAACGTGACGGACTGCCCCTGAATAATTGTAACGATATTTGTTGTATTATTTACAGTAAAATTAGCACTAGGAGGAAGATATACAATATGACCCTCAATATATCTCTCACCAGCAGCACTAAGACTCAATACAATTTCAATACCAGCATTAGCACAACGTGTCAAGAAATAATTATATGATGCCTGAACTGTAGAGAGTCTCATCGAACCGGAAATATCAATCCAGATAGAAACAATTGTTCCATATGGCAAAGAACCAAAATTACAAATCGCAAACCAATCAGATCTATTACCAGCATTTCCTTCATCGCGATTAACACGAATTGGTCCAATTGCGTTAGGATCTGCTGGATATGCTGTAGGCACATCAATACCACCTTGCCCTGATGCTTGTGGATCTAGGATATAGAAAGTTCTGTATGGGAATGCTGTTCTAAATCCTCTACGATTATTTACAGCGCCACCAATAATAGCACTACCTGCCCACACATTATTTAAATTTGATTGATTATTATAATAACTATTATTTGTTTCATCAATGACAGATACACAAGTAACTAACTTCGCAAAATCTACTGCTGTAATATTACTTGATTTAACATTAAATTCTTCATCAATACTTACAGGATCACTATTTGGTTTTATGAGATATACACCAGATTCAGTAGGCAAAGAGTTTCCACCAACCGAACTTCCCTGAACATAAGGAGGAGTGCCAATTTGTCTGATATCATACCATTCATTTTGTTGATTGAGATCAATTTGAATAGGGTAATCACTTTTAACTTCTACTTTAATGTCAACATCATCAATTAAAAGCAAATCAGTTAAAACTTCTACATCAGGGGGAGTATAAATGGGTTGTTGATCTTTTATTAAATCTACACTCTCGGGAATGTTTAAATTATCAGGAGTATCATCAATAATGATCGGTATAGTAATTACTTCTTCTTGGAACGTTCCCAGTTTACCAGTTGCTCTAACTACGTATGTAACACTCAATGGTCCTCGATCATCGTACGGTATTGTCGTAGTGTAAATATCCGTATTTTCTATGCCAGTAGATTCGGCACTATCATTAACAGATAAATTAGCAGCAGATGCTGTAGTAGATCCAACAAAATCATACGTGTAAGTTGGTGTTATTGTGACAGACTCAGTAGCATATCTTGTAGTAACTTCGATATTACCTTGTTGACCATATAAAATATTTGTTGGATAATCAACTTCCACTGTTGGAAAATAATAAACAACAACAGAAACTGAAGATACATCTGAAGTTCCGCCAAGTCCCGATACATATGCGGCATATGATGTAGTGGTTGTAGGACTGACATTACTATTACTACTAAGATTTGAATTAGTTATTCCACCAGAAACCCATACAATATTATCAGCATCTCCAGTTGTAACCCAAGAAAGATTAGCCACACTACCAAGCATCATTTCGATCTTATTGGTAGAAATAATAATAACAGGAGGAATGTAAACTACGATGGATACAGTAGCAGTATCAGTCAATCCACCATAACCAGTAACAGTTAATGTATATGTTCTATCGTCTGGGGGATAAACATCAATAGAACCATTGGGAACATTAACTGCATTAACGCCATTATTAATGCTACCAAAAAGAGAATTTGTAGATGTCCACGTTAATGTAGCTTTTTCTCCAGCAATGATAGGCGAAGGGTTAATAGTAAAACTATCAATTGTTGGAGCACCTATGTTCCATTTTACTATAACAAATCCATTTCCAAAATTAGATGTTCCTGTATTATTAGTAAAAGAACAATAACTACTATCATAAGCAGACCGTCCACCATTGCCACCACGTCCGCCATAATTGTTGTCAAGTCCAAAGGCTCCACCAGAACCACCAGATGCGCCTCCGCCTCCTCCACCTCCCCCACCACCGTCAGTGGGACATGATGAACCAGTAGAACCACCACTA